TCATAGAATCCAGCAATCTTTAATACAACTCTACTCATTGCTCTTTTCTCTGCCATAGCTACAGGGAATTTTTTACCCCCTCCCATTAAGTTGTTGTCTGCAGATTCTCCAAACGACATCATGTTTCTCTGTTCTCCATTAACAGTCATAGAAGCAACAGCTTTTAATACACAATATCCTTTCTCAATATCCATACTTATAACTTCATAAGCTACAGTTATCTTTTGTTTAGACACAATCTTATCTATACCTGTTCTTGTGATAATCACAAATCCTCTTTTGTCTTTGTAAATATCTTCTTCAGTTAAACCATTTTCAATATAAAGCCTTCTTAAAGCTTCTTTCTTGGTTTCAATTTTTACCTCAGTGTTGTTTTCAACTTTTTTCATTTTAGTTTTAGTTAAGTTATTACTCATTTTATAATCATTTTGGTTAATATTCTCTTTTGGTTGATAGTTATTATATTCGTATTCCATTAAATCGTAATCTATATCCATCATATCCATTTCATTATCATACGATTCTTCTAATAGTTGTTTTTTAATTCTGCTCATATTTATATGTTTTTGGGTTAAAATTATGTTCTTTGCAGTATTCATCAAACGAGCTTTCACTCCACTCATAGCAAGCTGTGCACCTATTTGTATCTACATGAAGCGTATCTCCACAACATAAACTTACTTCTTGCATCTCCTCAAGTTCATCAATACATTCAACACATACATCCGTATCATCATACTTAGGGTTACATCCACAATTTTTGCAGTAATCTATGTCGGGGCCGTTGTATAAGGTAGGGTCAATATATTGCCCTCCTGTAATAATAGTTTTAATCATAGTTAGTTTTTTTAGGTTTATATTCTATTTATTGTTTCAAATCTTGTACAAAGATACGAATAATAAATGGAACTGCCAAATTATTTTGGACTTTTATTTAATTTTCTTTGTGTCTCTACTATATTATACGAGATGTTTTAGTAAAAGGTTACAATTTTTTTACCTTTTCTTTATCTTTTTCTTTTTCTTTAGCTTTATCTTGTTCTTATTCTTTAAGGGTACAGATACCCTATAGATACCCTTTAATTAAAAATAATGTGTAATTCTTGCAACCTGTCCGTTAAACTTCTCATGTAAAAAACCTTCAACAGCTTTAGGTACACCTGTAAAACCCTTTCTACTATGCCAACTATCTGTTCCGCTGGGACTTCTTAAATATTCAATAGTAACTCCAATATAATCTTTAGCGTCTAAATATTTATGTTTAACCTTGTGATGTAAATGATGTAAATACCAATACCTAAATTTAGTTTCAGACCAATATTTTGGTTTTTCATTAGCCATTAATAATGGTAATTTATCCATTTTAGCTCCATCTCCATGCTCTAATCCAATTAAACTATTACCATACTTATAATATTTTCTATGAGAAACTTCCGCATCAACAGTTACATCATCACATTTTCTAAACCAACTCTTAAGTGCATGAGCTAAATGAAAACCACTTTGATAATCATGATTGCTCATTGAATGCACACAATCTACAGGAGCCACCTCCCTTAAAATCTCCACACATTGCACATATAAAGCTAAAGCAATTTCAAAATGTTCCCACCATTTTCCATCTGTATCTTGATGAGTTCCTTTAGTAGTTGTATTGTAAACATTATCTATATGTAAAATATCATTACCTATACAAAATAATATTCTATCTATATTAAATCCCTCAACCTTCCACAATATACCATTAATACCTTCCATAACTCTTTCTATAGCTACATCTATATTATAACCATCTTTAGTTTCAGTTTCGTTAGAATATTTACCTATATGTATATCAGCTGGGTTAATAACTAACAAGTGTTCGTTAGCATCTTTTTTATTTCTTTTTATTTTTTTGTAGTCTGGAGAGTGATTTTCAATTAATTCTTTTATTTTGGGTAAAATAATTTCTTTCTCATCAATATTTTCTTTTGTTACAATAGAGAATCTTAATTCTCCTGAAGCTGATTGCCAATGCTTTACACTAACAACATCTTTTTTATCTATTCCCCTCTGATTTAAGTGTAGTTCTAAAGCTGTATTACCATTTATATTGTCAACAGTTTCAGCTCTATTTTGATAAACTAATTCTTCTTCCTCTTTAGTTAATCTTAATCTTCTTCCGTATTCTTTCATGGTTTTTTTACAAATATAGTAAATAAAATATAAAAGGGGGAACTACCCCCCTTTTATCACCCAAAAAAACTACTTGAAAACATAGAAATACTCCCGAATGGGAGTGTGTAGTTATCAGCAAAGATAACTATTTTTTACAACAATCCTTATCACAAACAGGATTTTTCTCAAATGCTGAGAAAACTAAAGGTAAAACACCTATCCCTGTTAGTATCAAATTATTTGTTGTTATACCATATGTAGTTATATCAGCTGCAGCAGCTAATACAATCACACCCGATACCGTTCTTTTACTAGACCACTTGCCTTTATTATCCTTAAAAAGTTCTAATACAGATTTTACTAAGTCGGCAATTGGCTTAATTGCGTTCTCCGCTATAGCAGAGCCTATCCATTTCTTAAACATATTACTTCTTAGAGATATCAGCTATTCCCTGACCTAAGATAAGTGCAAGAATTGCGTAGTAAACTTTTTCAACTTCTCCTTCAGTTAATCCTAATTTAACAGATATAATAGGTACAAAAATTGCAGACACAGTGTACCAAAATTTCTTTGAATTAAACATCTTTTTTAATATTTCCATTTTATTTTATTTTTTTATTTATTAATATTTAGAAACGGATAGCCGCTCCTACCTTAAATTCTCCATCTTTACTATATGATGGCTCTACATATACATTCTCCCATACTTTTAGGGAATATCCTAAACTTAATTCTATATTGTCTAAATCAAATTCATCTGTAGATGATTGAGCTGAGATAAATATACCTCCACTTATATTGTATCTACCAAACACATCATATTCATCATCTCTCTTTCTTAGTCCCACCGTTAAGTTGTCATCTACTTGATATCCAACTCCAATACTATTAGTGAAATTTCCTACTCCCCAACTCTCATCATCTGAAGGTTGAGAAACATCACTCACTACCATAAATTGAGCTGATGACGCTAATGTTGTAAAAACTACTGCTAATGTTAATAATACTTTTTTCATTTTATTTTTTATTTTAAGTTAATATACTCTATTGTTACTTCTTTACCATCCTCTAAAGCTTTCGCTATAGGAGGATATATTCTTGTGTAAGCCTGAGTTGATTTTCCTATATAACCATCTTTTTCAATTTGATTATTAACTTGAGTATCTCCAACAAGCAAACAACCAGCAGTGTGCTCATCAGTATTACCACAATGTATGAGGATGCAACCAAAATTCGGAACATCTCTGACCCACAAAGTTCCCTTATGTATCTCTGAAAATCTATTTTTATATTTCTTATGTATTCTTCCAACTGTTCTTAATGTTATTCTGTATGTACCTTCTAGTATTCTAGTTTCTGTTACTATCTTATCTTCCATGCTTCTATACTCATCTTCTAAAGTATAACACAAAAACTTAACACCATCTGTTACATCAAACAAAAGACCACTTGTAGAATCTTCTTCACTACTAAATCTTACTACTTTTAATTTCATATTATCTTCCCTGACCTCTATACTTTTTTTTATAACCTGTTTGTCCCTTAGAAGCATTCTTGCTATGAACTCCCTTACGCTTCTTATTATTTTTTTCCCTAAAGACAAATCCTAATCCTTTCTTAGCCATTACGACAATGGAGCTGTTATCATTAAAACTTCAGCATCGCACTCCGCATTTGGCGCTGATGCTGCTATTTGAGTTATATTTGCAAGAGAATTGTAAGTTGTTCCCCCCACATCTATACCTGTATCAGCATTCATTAAAAGAAAAGATTGCCCTGCTGAAAGTTTAAGAAACACAGAATCTGTACCATTATATAATCTTAGTCTCATGTAATTAGCGTCATCTAAATTAGTTATCCTAAAATACCCCCAATCAGCCGCTACCACCTGTCCTCTACCATCTTCAGTAGAAGTGTAGAAAATATCTGTAAAAGTAGTGTCAATACTCATTATTCTTTGTATAACCTCTCCTTGACTTTCATAAGATTTATCTATTGAATTACCATAAGAAACTCCATTAAGAACTATATTTTCTGTTATTGTTATTGTCGCCGTTGATGGCGTTACTGTAGTTGCCATATTATTTATTTTTTAATTTGTAAAACTTATATATTGTAAATGCAATTGCTAAAGATATTGAAATTAAAGTCAATATCTGATTACACTCTGTAAGCATTAAAGAGCTCGCCCCTCCATTCGCCATTACTACCTGAACACTATCTTTCATCTCTGCTTTCATTTTTTTAATTATTATTATTCTATTGCTGGTACTGTAGGATTTGTATATCCTATAGCAACCGCTCCTGTATCTGCTGCATCAATTTTTAGAGAAGTTACATTAGTCATTATAAAATGTCTTTTAGCTGCCAATCCATCTAACGACGTTCCTGTTTGACCATCTACTGTTACTGTATCTATATCAACATCTGTTATACAAACAACCTTATAAAAATCTCCTGTTACAGCTGTAGGATTAGAAGAAGCTGCTGTTATTATAGTTTGAGCTCCCTCTCCTGTAAGCTCCCTTAATGCATTTACTGTTGCTTTATCTGCCATTTTTTTTTATTTTTAAGATTCTATTGCTGGAACTGAAGGATGAGTAAATCCAATCGCTACTCCACTAGCTATTTCTAAACTAGTAACATTAGTTAAAACTAAATGTCTTGTAGCCGAAACCCCATCTAAAGCTGTTCCTGACTGTCCATCTATAGTTATTGTTGTAATTGTTCCTGTTTTTGCCCAAACAACCTTGTAAAAGTTTCCTGTTACTGTTCCCGAGCCATTATCCATAACGGTTTGAGCTCCCTCTCCGTTTAGTTCATATAATTCGTTTAATACTGGTTTATCCATTTTTTTATTTTTTATTTATACTGAATATTTTAATTCTATTGACATATTGAAATATGTATCGTTAGCTCCGCTGGGATGTTTAATCATAGGCATTAAAAAATCTCCTTTAGATAAACTATTTATCGCAAAAGAAGTGTCATCTATAGCTCCTAATTTAAGATTACTTGAGTAAGTAGAAGCTGTAAACTCCTCTAATAGAACTAGAGTATTAGTAGCAGCTGAAACCACAAATTCAGTGGGTTCATCAACAGTTACATTGCTTCCCTTACATAAAGCAAATGTAACAGTTTCAGTAGCATCTTTCCCTGTTACCCATCCATAAACATTCGATATAATACAATCCGCAGGAGCAACAAAAATAGAGCTTCTCAACATATTAGAAACACTTATAGAAAACCCAACCTGCACCGATGTGCTACCATAATCCCTTGTAAATTCTAAGTCTTTATTTACATCCATATTTGCTGGGAACTTATAATTTGCATCTGCTGGAGAACAATATCCTCTTAGTGTAATAGTATGTGGTTTAATATCTCCAATAGACTCCCAAACTAAATCTCCATCAGAATTTTTAGTTAATACAGTACTATTACTTGCTGTACTAAAATCTAAAGGTAAATGAAGATTATCGTTACTTAAATTTCTATGTTCGTTAGCCGCCATTATTTTTTATACTTATTATTAATATCTTTAAGTTTCTGAGCTAAATTCATAACATCATCACTAATAACTCCACTTTCTTCTTCTTTGTCAATCATATCTATAAGCTTACCAGCGGATTCAAAAACATCATCATAACCAAATTGACCTGCTCTTTGTCTGATAGCTGTTAGCCCTTTTCTATAAACCTTATCATTTTTACCATAAGGAAATTTATATCTTTCTTTTGTTTCTTCACTAGCTTCCTCATTTATACATAAAAACCATTTCTCATAATTTTTCCAATCATCTCCATCATCTCCTAATAACTCATTACCATCTTCAGAGCTAAAAGACCAATCACTATTTTTATCAACCTTATCTTCTTCAATAAGAGATTTAGCATGAGAAAACCCATTACTATTTAATTTAGATTCATTATAATAATCTTTATTATCTTCTTCACATTCAGATAGAGATTCGTACCTACACTCTCCATCATCTCCCCATCTCCATTTATTATTTTCACATTCTTTACAAGGCATATTTATATTTTTTAATAATAATACTCGTTACAATTACAATCATAGCAACCATTACCACATCCATAGTTTCCAGAATAATCATATATGCTATCATACATAATAATACCATGATTTTTCCATACTCCCGAACTACAAGGTTTATTATCTTCATAAGTAGGGAACATTCCATCTTGGTCAGAATCATTCAGATACTCTATAGCATCTTGTAAAAATATTTCCGCTTTTCTATAAGTGTCTTGTTTATAGACATTTAATTCATCAGGGGTAACAATATGACTAAATTCATCAATATTACTTACAACACCCATACTACTACTATTCATCTGAATCTCAGTAATAATTTCAAATCTAGTAAACCAAGCTAAACAATCTAAAAGATAATCTGTGAGAAAAGTTTGGTTATCAGCTGTTAATGTTCCCCCATCATTTTCTTCTTTTAATTCTCCATAAAACTTAACTCCTAATTTATCTTTTACATGAGCTAATTCTGCGATAACTAAATTATTTGTACTAATTAAATATGGGTCAGTATTAGCATTGGTAAATGACTTGCTAATTACCTGAGCAGCTGTTATAAGTGGTATGTATTGTCTTAAATTTGCCATTAGTTTTGTTCTATAGTTGTTTCTTTAACATCTCCATCTCTTTCTGTTACAATAATTTCTCTATCAGACACAAACATATCTCCATCTTCTAACATTTCAAAATCTTCATCTAATAAAGCTCTCTGCTCGTTAATAGTTAATACTTGTTTAATATCAACATCATTAGCATAAGATACAGGAGGCTCATAATGTATCGTTAAATTCTTTGGGTCAAATCCCATTTCATGATATAATAACTTATGAATACCTGTAAGTATTAACTCAGAAGTTTCTTTAATTACAGTAGTCATTACTAAATCATAAGATATTCTAATCTCGCTACCTGTATTATTCATCTTACCAGAACTTACAATACCACTTAAAGATGGTTGCCATCTATGAGCGGTTATAATATTTTGGTCTGTAATTTGTTGTAATTCCATCCAACTACCATCTCTGTTGTCTTTTAATATCTGAACATTAGCGTTTGCTGTATCTCCATTTTTAACGATAAACATAATTTTACCATTATTCCCTTCCCCAACAAATTTCTTTTGAGCTTCAGTAACTAATTTTTTAGCTTCTTCTTCTCCCATATCTCCATTAATCTCAACTATAGCTGAAGGTTGAAACCCATTCTTAAATTGTGTGTTATTCCATAATCCTATTTCATAATCTACTGATATATGTTCTAGTCCAGCAACATAATCAGGTAACCCATAAAAACTAAAAGTAGGCTCATAATCTTTGAATTGCATTACGAATCTACTTGATGTTATTCTAGGATAAAGAGCTATCTTTTGCATTTTGTCATCTTGACTTCTATAGTTTTTCCAATCAGGATGAACATAAACATCTCTTTTGTTTTTAGACACTCTAACCGTAGTAGCGTCTAAATGATAGAGATTCACACCGCCATCATATAAAACACCCTCTACATAAGCATTGCCAAAAGTATAGTAATCATCTGCTAATTTTTTGAACACATCTCTTAATGATTCTCCATCAGCATTTACATCTTTAATAAATTCTCTTGTGGAATCATCTTTACAAACAAATTTAGCTCCAGCTGTAAACACAACTTTTTGAGATAACACAGACCTATGTGTAGATGATTTTCTTTTAAGTTCCGCTAAGTATTGAGGAAATAAATTATCAACCCCAAAAGGAATAAATTTAGTATTTATCCTTTCTAAATTTAACGGCTCAACCACACTTGGAGGAACAGCTAAATCAAATACGCCAAACTCAAAAGTGCTACTCTTTGTCTTTTTCTGAGTTACCTGACTCTTTTTCGGAGTCGTTACTTTCTTCTTTGTCTTTGCTGACTTTTTTAGCATCTGTTTTTCTAGTTTTTGTTTTTTCTATTTTTTCTACATGTGTAGTTAGTCCTAAAACTTCATAAGCATGAGCTAATTCTTCTTGAGTTACTATAGCCCATTTAATTTTAACACCATCTTTATATGTAGTACCTGATGATAATTTTGCTTTATATTCTGCCATAATCATATATATTTTTAATTGCTGTAAATCTACAACATTATTTTCACAACCACACATTATAATAAAAAATATGTAAGGAGGTTTTACCCCCCTTACATTTTCTTTAAACTAATATTAGTTTGTTGTAGCTGTTAATGCTGATGTATCAACAGTAAGAGTACCAGTGTATAGTCTTGGTAACTCAAATTGTCTTGCTACTAAAGTAACTGTTATTCCATTTTCTTCAGAATAAGCTGCTCCTGTAGCTCCTTCCATACCTGATAAATTAAGGTATGTTTGGTTTCTACTTAACACATCTTCATTTGCGTACAATTCGCTCAATCCAATTACCCAATTATTACCCGCAGTATCAACCACTATCGCCATCATACACTCATTCAAAAGATTTTGTAATTCGTGAAATTTAGATGAAGCCATACGGCTAAGGTAAAATGCTAGAGTACACTCAAACGCTGTTGAACCATTCTCTTTAGTAGCTGCTACCGCTAATGTTGGAGTTTCATTTTTAAACTCATAAACATACCAAGTAGCTGTTGAACTTCCAGTATCTACTATAGAAGAAATAGAATGGTTTGCAGCTGAATTGTCATATGTGCATGCGTCGCCAGTAGCGAAGCTTCTTAATAATATCTGCGATATCCCTCCTGTTGATTGTAAGTCAGTGCAAGTAATCGCTAAACCTGTATCTATTGCCATTTTATTTTATTTTTAATTGATTAATAATTACTTACTTATTATACTAACATTCCTCCATTAACCAAAGAGTCCCAACCGTATTGGAAGCCCATAGTAAAGTTAGAACGGATATACATATTATCAGAAACCTCATCATAGAATATCTTTAACTGGTTATCAGGGTCAGATACATTTGTCCCAATAATTAAGTTATCTTTCGCTGCATATATACAACCTTGAGTTGCTTGAATACCAGCTGTAGCTGCTGTAAACAATGGAGGTAAATCAGCTCCTGTTAATGCAGTTAATGCTGTGTCCCACTCATACATTGGTACAACCTCAACACCTCTAAAGTGAATTCTGTTATAATTTACACCTGATTGAGCTTCTGAGTGTCCGTAATCAACAGCACCTGCAGAAGCGACAGTCGTTAATGAACCATACCAAGCATTGTAAATGTTTGGAGTAACGAACATTCTTTTTTCTGAAGCTGGAATTTGTTGTAGTTCAGCTGGAGCAGTATCAAATACTGTTTGTAGTAATAAATCTGCATCTGCTGGAGTAATTGCCGCTCCAACAGCAATAAGGTTACCCGCAGCTGTTGTAGCCGCTGTAACTTCTCTTAATTGAGTAGCTGAGTTAATTGCTGTACCTACTGATAAAGATTCCCATAACCCATTACCCATTGATTGATAAGAACAATCAGCTACTGCTGCAGCAGGGTCTCCTGCCCACATATTTCTTACCGTATCATATTGAATACCTTTTCTTACTCTATCAAGAATTACCTCTGCGATTTGAGTTCCTGTTAAATCAGGCATACTTAATCCTGCTTTGTAAGATTCAGCAATGTATAAGTTTTGAAACTCATTCCAACATTGTTCTTGTTTTACTGAAACTTGTTTAACTTCTATTGCTTTTTGTTCCATTGTGAAACCTGCTGGGTCGCAAGCGTTTGCTGTTCCGCAACCCGAATTTTGTGCTGTTATACTTTTTAGAGATGGAGCCATTGTAATGAATTGCTTGTATTTCACATTTGGATATATTGTGTAATTACGCATAATGTCATCAGAATGAAACATAGGCTCTAATAAATACTTTGATGCGTTAGTTCCTGCGAATGTTAACGCTCCTGCTAATGCTATATCTGCCATTTTTTTTCTTTTTTAATTATTAATATTATTATTACCTAACAAAAGGTGCTTTTAATGCGTTTGCAATACTGTTAAAAAATACTGCCTCCTCATCTAAAACTTCTTCTTTTACTACTTCTGGGTCTGATTCTGTTTTAATTTCAGTTCCCTTAGCGTGAGACTTGCTTGTTAATCTCTCTACTTCAGCTTTCAACTCTGTAATTTCAGTGTCTTTAGCTTCTGATAAAGTGTTAACATCTACTACTTTAGATTCTAATTCAGAAAGCTTGTTAGAGATTTCTTCGTTGTCAGCTAAAATAACATTTACTTCTGGTACTTCCGTTGGAGTAACATCGCCCTTTACTGCAGCAACAATTTCTTCAACTTTTTTACCAAACCATGATTTTAATTCTTCTGTCATTGTCTTACTTTTTTTGTTATTATTTAATTGATTTACGATTTCCTTTTGAGTTTTATTTTTAAATTTACTCATATCGTATTTAGCTGCAACCATAACCGCATCTGATACTCTATCAATAAATCCGTATTGTAACGCTTCTTCTGAATTGAACCAAGTCTCCTCATCCATCATTTCTTCTATTGTAGATAATGGCAAACCTGTTTTCTTTGTATATATATTAGCTATCTCAGAGCTTAACTTATCTAGCAGGGTCGCTGTCTTTCTCATATCCTTTGCTTCTCCCATTGCCCCACCCCAAGCATTATGTATCATGTATAAAGAGTTCTCTGACATTATAATCTCATCAGCGGCTAAGGGAATAATGCTACCCATACTTGCAGCTATACCTTCTACATAAGCTATAACCTTTCCTTTATATTTCTTAAGAGTGTTATATATAGCCATTCCATCAAAAACCTCTCCACCAACACAATTAATATGAAGATAAATATCTTTACCTTTTAATAATTTTATATCATCAACAAATTCTTTAGCTGATACACCATAACTTCCAACTTCATCATATAAGTAAACATCAACAAACTCATCAGTTTGCTTTGCGTTGATTGAATACCAACTTTGTTTATTATTATTCATTTTACAAAAATAATTTTAATTATTATTACACTTACGAAAAAAATGGAAAAAAGATTTTTAACGAACATTTCGTTTTAACATTGATTTATTTCTCTCCTTATAAACTATGTTCTGAGCTGTTCTTTCAGTTATATCATATTTTATTGATAAGTCTATAAAACTATGAGTTCTATTACCTTCATTAGTAACAAGTAAACTATCAAAATCTTTAATTACCATATAATTTCTTAGCCTCTTTGGCTCTATCATTCCTCTCTCAATTAAATGAGCGAGCATATCTTTTACTTGAGGTTCTTCCCCAAACCTTATCTTTAATTCACTATATAGTAAATCAATATATTCTGTTATTATATCTACCTTGTTTTCTCTTTGAGCCATATTATTATTCCCAATATTTAACCACATTTGTCCAAAATTTAGTTACCGCTTTCCTACATCCTACGCAACTAATAGATTGTTTAATGTTTGGAAAATGTCTATGCCATTCAGCAAACAAAAAAGGTAAACTTGTGGGATGATACTGTTTTTTAGACTCCATATACTCCTTATTACTAATAACGCTCTCCATTATTTCTTTTCTTTTATCTCCCTTAATTTTTTCTGCTACAACTTCTATACTCATATTATAATTTATTGGTTACTCTTTCCATTTACCTAAGGGACACTCACCGAAAAAATCTTTACTAAGAGTTGTTTTTGCATCTAAGAAACATTTACATTTACCACATCTTGCTCCCCATTCCCATTTAGGTTTTTTTAACATTAAAAAATTTCTGTAAAAACTACAGCTTTTACAAGTATCTAATCTATCTTGTTTAACTTTTTTATTAACAAACATATCTTAAAAAGTTGCTTCAGCTTCAATAGTTTTTACAGTGTTCTGTGTAGATGTTATATCAGCTTCTACTACTACTACCTTAGAACTTTCCTTATTAGCCCCTTGATTCATAACATCAAATTCTGTTTGTGCAAATGATGGGTTATTAGTTACACCTCCATCCGCAAACCTAACTCCCCCTCCAGCACTATTCATAGCTGAAAGTTGACTTCTAAACATTGATGTACTTCTTTTATTTATAACAGCCTCCCCTCCTTCTAACTCTACTACTCTACCACCTAGAGCAAACATTTCTCCACCCTGAGAATGAGAATTACCATAAACCATCCCACCATCAGCGAATGTACTATGCTGACCACCAAAAGTATAATATGTCATAGATTCAGTTTTGCTTCCTCCATGAGCTCCTGAGGTACTTACTCCGCCTTCACTAGGAGCGGGAGCTCCCGCAGCACTTGCTCCATAATCGCCGCCGAAAAGGCTTTTAATACTAGCTATAGTACTAATTATAGCTAATACTGTTCCCGCCATAGCAATTAGGTTGTAAGGAAATACAAGTCCTGACTGTTTTGTAACACCCTCAGCAGCGTTTGTACCAGCCTTAAATAGATTAGCAAATCCCGCAGCCAGTGTGGTACTTATACCTCCAGCTTCTTGTATTTGAGCTTGTAAAGCATACATAGCTTTCTTTTTATCTGCCAAAGCACTTATTTCTTTTTGTAAAGTAAATATAGATTCTGCTACGGCAGCCGCTTTAGTAATTGCTATACCAACTTTTCTTAATCCTTGTAATCTTTCCTCATCTCCAGCCATTTCCTCTATCAAACCTCCCATCTCCGCAAAACTACTTATAGCAGCGTCTCTCTCATCTATTAACATCCTATAAGCTTCAGAAGTATTAATTATTTGCTGATTCTCCAGAGCTGATATATCTTTATTAGCATTATCATAAAGTTCTATCTTTTTTCTCAACCATTCTCCTGTAATACCATGTAATTGAGCTTGATAAGTCCATTCATCAATAAGTCCTTGATTTCTCTGCTGCTCTAATAAAGCTTTTTCTACATCATAATTCTTATCAATTTCTTCCTCTGACTTCTTAAATGCTTCTTTATCAATCTTAAGTAGTATATCGTTCCTCTTTTGTTTAGCAGCAATTATATCTTGATTATGTTCATGCTCAGTTTCATCATATTGAGCTATAAATTGTTTCACAGCTTCTAATTGACCCTCTAGCATTGTAAGATTATAATCTTCCTCTCCTATTATTTTACCAAAAAGAGTCTGAGAGATTTCAGGGTCTAACATAGCTGTATTTACAATATCCCTCGCTTTATTCATAAAATCCTGTAAACTCCATAAAGCATCTTCTTCATCAGGGCCATCATCATCAGGGCCATCACCATCAGGATAATCTGTACCTAATAACTCCTCTAATGAAGTTTGACTTGTAGATTCCATAATTTCCTTTAAGGCTTCTCTTTGTCTTTTTAGATACTCATCTGAAGCTGCTGTCGAGCCTATTGGCAATCCAGATGAAAACTCATCATACCAGTGCATACCTGGCGATGCTTCATACTCCTCTAGATAATCCATGTAATCAATAGATGCAACTTGGCCTGGGTCTAGAATTTCCAGAAATGTAGCCATTGTCATCTCATATTTTTCTAATAATCTAGATAATCCAATAGCAGCTACATTTGTATCTTTCTCTAAACTTGCTTTCTGTTTCGCTATCATTTCATCAGCATTCCCATAACCAAATATCCCAGCAAGCCAATTACTCTGTTCGTGTATATAAGTAGGCATTCTTAAATCTTGATTATTTGATTTTGCAGTTCTAATATATTTAGCAATAACTTTTTTCCAAAGATATCTTTCATTTTCTCTAAAAGTATATCCTAAATCTGAATCTTTTTCCCACTCATCCATTTCATCTAGAAATGGCTGCAGCTCCTTTCTAATAGTCTTAGCTGTAACTATCTCCCTTACCGCTTCTCTCTCTAATTCCATATATATATCAGCCATCGCTTTGTCCTGCATCACCTTCATCAATTCTTCAGTCTCTTTCTTTATATCTCCTATTAAATCTTTCTCAGTTATAAGAGTCAGTCCATACTGTTTTCTAATTTTATTAATATCTTTAAGAGCTCTTTTTTCCTTTGCTTTTGCATTATTGTACTCCAGTGTAGAAACAGATGATTTATCAATCAATCTACCTTCGGAATCTGTTAGTCTATTTAAGGTTGTTTTAGCATCAATAAGATTAAGTAAACTTTGATTTACCATCTCTATTTCTACACTAGCATCTACCATTGCTTCATTTACTTGGTCTTGCAAGCTAACAAACTTGTATGTTTCCTCATTTATCCCCATCATACTAGCTACCCATTCTCCTAAAGCGATTACTAGAAGTCCTATTCCTGTAGAAACTATAGCGAGTCTTAATGTTTTAAGAGCTGCAGACAGAACAGCTGTAGCTCCTGCTGCGGCACTCATTCCACCTGCCGCACCTGTAGCTGTCGTTCCCATAGCTGCTAGAGCTATTTTAGCTGGCTTTAACCCTATAACTAAAGCAGCTATAAATCTAGTAGCTGTCTTTATCTGTAACCATAACTTCCTTATTTTACTATCGCTTTCAACAATTTCATTTAACCATTTAGCAAACGATTCTAAAACTTTCTGTAAGCTTTTACCAAAATTTTTCACAAGAGCTATTGATAGACCCTGAAAAGCTGATTTAACCTTAAATATACTTCCTTGTAAAGTATCTCCAACTGTATCAGCCATTCTTTGCCCAGCTCCATCAGCATTCTTTAATTCTTCTACTAAAGCTTTCATATCATCAGCTCCATGTAACATAGTACCAAAAGCAGCTATTTGTCTATCATCCATAAATGTTAATACCTCTCCTAAGTCAGTTCCCTCATCTTGCATTTCTTTAAATACTTCTAACATTCTATCTAAACTACTTATAGTATGCCCTACCCTTCTAGTTAAGTCAGATGTAGGGTCTTGCATTTTAAGGAATATATTTCTTAAGGATGTACCAGCAATAGAAGCTTCAATACCTGTATCAGACAATTTAGCCATAATAGCTGTTGTTTCTTCAATAGAAAATCCAGCCATAGTTGCAATTGGAGCAACTTTAGTCATAGATGTTTGCCATTTCTCAATATCTAAAGCAGAACTTGTAAATGCTACAGCCATAACATCTACCACTCTACCAGCTTCAGTAGCGTCTAACTGAAAACCTCTAATAGCGTTACCAGCAACAGTAGCCGCTCTAGCTAAATCACTTCCTGTAGCAATAGACAAGTTAATTGTAGCTTGTGTAGCGTCTAATATTTCATCAGTTGTAAATCCTAATTTAGAAAGGTTTAGCTGTAAGTTAGCCACTTCAGAAGCAGTAAAGAATGTTGAACGACCTAACTCTTGAGCTGAATCTGATAACTGTCTAAATTCCTGAGTATTAGCACCACTAACAGCTCTTACTTTAGCCATAGTAAATTCAAACTCAGTAAATGTTCCAATCATTGTCGTTAAAGCTTGGCTAACTCTCCTAAAGGCAGTTACTAATATAGAGAAAGCTGCAGCTCCCTGTATAACTCCCATAGTCATTGACTTTTGAAGTTTATTTGATTTTCTAGCTACATCATTAGCTCCTGACATTGCTTTCTTTAACTCTCTAAGCTCTTTTGCTTGAAATTTAATAGACTTAGATGTCTTTCCGTAAGCATCAGCATCTCCCTTACTTTGTTTAGCATTGTCTCTTTGCTGTTTTCTTAATCTCTTAAGACTATCTTCAAGTTCTTTTATTCTACGAACTCCCTCAACCTTTACATTTATTATCTTATTTACTTTTCCTGCCATATTTTTTTATTTATTAACCTGCTACTACATCTATTATTTTACCTTCTTCATTTAAGAAACTTAAATATTCATTTACAGCTTCATTAAAAGCTGAATCTAAACTATTGTATAATCCCTCTTGTTCTGCCATCATATCTGCTTTACCTGAAAAATCACTCCTTCCCGCAGATTCAGCCATTCCACGCTCAGTCGGCCAACCTTCCTCATTTAATTCTTTTGCTATTTTACTAGCTATAGCGCTTAAATCTCCCTCAAAACCACCTTTTAACTCCATCCACCTATAAATAACATTTTTTTTAACATTAGTAGGGTATTTTTGTTTACCATAATTATCAATCCTTTCCCAATAATACCTACTATTACCTATTGATAACTGAACTAAATCTGAATCTTCCTTAATACTAAAATAAAAACCTCTGGTAAGAGCTCCTGAAGCACTATGACCCTGCTCTTCAATTATCATAGTCATATACTTTATAAGCCTATCTCCTATATACCCTAGTTCTCTTTTTATTTCACTTTTTTCTGCCATTACAAATTATTTCTTGCTAATGGAACTCCTACATTATTACCAATATTTACTAATGATTGTATGACTGGTATTAAATTGCCATACGAATCAGTAAAAAGAACAGGTAAGAATATATCTTCTGTAACCTTATTAACTTCTGTTATTAAAGTCTCTCCCTCACAACACGCTCCTCTATCATCATCAGTGCTAATGTCAGTAACAATAGGCTGAGTCATATATATCGGTCCTCCTCTTTCTGTAAGAACCCCCTCCTTATTAACACTTAAAACAGATGCAGTTGGAGATTTAGATTGCACATCTGCTAGTGTTGGTTTGCTTGATTTTATTGTTCCTTCCATATTTTATAATTTAATTACTTCAAATTTATGTGTATGTGTTATAGGTCTTGGAGCCTGTCCATTGTATAAACTCAACTTTTGTTGTTGTATTTTTTAAGGGAGCATAATCAACAATTTTATTTATTCTCCAATAATCTCCATTTATATACGCTAATTTACTTAAATCTAAAGTAGCTATGTCAGATGATTTTAGGTTTATATACATAGTTCTAATTCTTGGATTTGACTTTAATTGTTCTATCATATTTTTCCAATAGACACTATATAATCCCTCAACTCTAGTTGGTGTTGATGTCATTGTAGGAGTTATAATTTCATCATTAAATGATAAGTTTGTAAATTTATCTCCTGAATTATTATCCCAATCTACAAATGTAGCTCTTGGGGTAGTAGTGTGCTTAGAAGTACTATAAACATTTCCACTTACATTATAAAACTTTTCCCATCCTGTTGGAAGATTAGCGTGGTTAGGGCTTTGTACCAATCCCTGATAAAGTAGAATTCTTGGATTGTACTTCCATAATTTTTCAGGCCGAGAAGTAACACCAGCTGTAACATAACTTAAGTCCCAACCATATATAGATTCTTCTTTATTTATAACAGGAACTAAAGCGGGGTTTCTAGAGGATGTACTACTATATTCTTTAAGGGAGGGGTCCCAATCACACCAAGTTGATGAGAAAACAGGATTTACAAAGCTTGTTATTCCCTTATTGTAACTCTCTCCTAACTCCTCAAAATAATTAAAGAAGTTATATTCATTTCCCCCTTCCTTGAATGCATCGTTAATAAACTTCATTAATCCATCAGAGCTATCATTCTTATATTGAAATGATAATTGTTTAGTAAGACCAATATTATATTCATCTTCAATTTCTTTTGATAAATCTAATTTATCTGTCCAATCATAAGATAAACTTTTATCTTTGTAAAAATCATTAAAAGGTTCAATATAAACCAATTTACGAGACATATCGGTCCTAAATTGAAGATTAAACAAATTAGCAATACCTTTTATGAAATTTACTTGAGATATATTACATGGAAGTATATCGCTGTATTTATATGTTTCGTCAAAAAGATAATCACTTGTGGACATATCAACCTTAAAGTATGGAGATTCGTAAAACTCCCACATATTACCTACATTACTACCACTACTAGTATATATCTGTCCAGCTGGCATGGGAAATACTACATTGTTTAACCCCCCAACTAGTGCACTATACTGTCCTGTAGGAGACCTTAAATGAATATCATTTACAGCAGCTACTCCCCACCTAACACCAGTAATCGTACCAGTTGTTGATGGGTCCTCCGCCTTAGCTTTTACCCTTACTTTTATTTCAATCTCATCTCCAGCAGTATAAGCTCTTGTACCTGAATCTATTTCTGCTCTAACACAAGCTAACATAGGAATGGTAGTTGAAATATATTGAGCTGACTGAATACCTACAGTAGTAGTTGATGTAGTAGTGTCTCTACCTATCTCAGTGTTAAAAGTATAGCTGCCAACTTGTGAATTAGCATCTGAGGTTTCTTGAATAATAGTTCCATTTATCCATAAACTTACATATACATTCAAATTAGCTTTAGCGTACTGGTTCGCCGAAGTATTTTCAAAATCCCCTATCACTAAACATATTACAGATTCTATATCGTAGTGCCCTGATTTAGGGCAAGTCCACACTCCTGTAGATGTATCATAATCTCCATTTACATCACTAACTACTTTATCATTTATTACTGTCAGGTAGCCTGTGGATGTAAAGGAAGATGAGTTAATACTATTCGCATTAGCAGCACTTAAAATTTGATAATCTGTTGCAGATATTGTACTATCCCATATACCTTTATCGCCACCTGTCGGCTCATCAAGATTCCAATAATCTCTTGAAATCATAACTTCAGAAACTTGATTGCTTAGTTTCTTCTCATCAGGGGGGAAGTGGCATATTAATTTTTTGAAATCAACATCATCTATAAAATTACTTACAAATTGATATCCAACACTATTAAAAATATTTTCAATAATATTATAAAGATAAAATGATGGTCTAAAATCGTGTCCCCTCTGAGCTTTCTCTCCCTGCTCACTCTCTTTATTTCCAACATATGGACCGTGTCCCTCAACATACCACTCTCCATAATCTATTAATGGATAAACAATATCACTTGTAGCTTGTGTTTCTGTCCAACTATTTTCTGTGTTAGTTTTATTATATTCTATTGTTCTGATTGACCTAAGAGAAACATTATCAAGAGTACCTATAAATCCACCCGACCCTGAATTTAAACGAAAGGTACTTAGATTAGTGCCAGTTCCCGCATCTCCAAAAATAAATTGATAACTCCACACTCCAACACCGTCAGCTCCTGACCACACAGAAGTGTCTCCAGCGCTATTTGTTATACTTCCTTCTAAAGAGCCACTCGTGTAAGCTGTTATTTCAAAAGAAACTTCATATTTTTCTCCAACAGCTAATTTTTGATTTATAGCTAATACATCTTGGTCTAATTGTTTGTATATTGCCATAAACCACTGTATATGTCCATTATACCAAAGTAAACCAGTAGAGCCTAGTGAGTAAATCCAATTTCCAGACACACCACTTAATACCTGAACACCAAAGCTACCATTCACTATTAATTCCCCATATCTATCAAATGTATCACAAATATTTTTATTTTTTATTTGAGATAGCCACCCATAATTACCCCCAAAAATAGTGCAAGAATAAGATAATGGTCTTGATGACTGTCTGCTTCCTTTTATCTGAATCTTACCATTAAAAAAATCTACAGAATCTATTAATATTCTACAATCTTTTAATCCAACAATATCTTTAACATCATCTATTTTCGCATTATATATATTGTCAAATAATTTATTATTATTTTTTGTAGCTGGTATATCAAATGATTTTGAAAAATCTCCAAATCTTGAGTCTAAATCTCTACCATCTGAAACAAGGTATGATATAGCTAGGGGAAAATTCTCACTATCAGTAATATCTAGTGTTCCTAAAACACTATTATCATAATCTAGTATCTGTACATCTATTTTCGCCATTAGTTAGATTGTGTGTTTAATTTATGGGAATATGTATATTCTATATTAAATTTAACAAGTCCTAAACTTTCATCTACAGTACTTACTGTTGAATTATTTATAATTACAGGGAAATAATCTTTTTCTGATGGATGAGACGCAGGATTGTGTTCCTTAGCTCTTTCACTAGCTGCGTTTTGTAATTCTATCCAAACATTTGGAGATGTTACTATTTCTTCTAACCATTTAGCTTGAACTGAATTTAAGGGGTCTGTAAATACACTACCTTTTTCTGTAGCTGTCATTCCTAAAGTTTCTATAGATGGTTTATATGTATCAGCTCCTAATGTGTCTTGGGGGTCGTTAAATGTAGTTGCAGAGCTATAATATCCATATTCCTGTATATATCTCATGTCTGTAGTTTGTCTCTCAAAAAATGTTTTAACAACATCTACCCCCTCTGTGGTATTTCTTTTAGCTGTATAACTATCTATACCCCCCATTCTATTTACCCAATGAAATCTTACAAAAGGGAAAGCGTTATTTGCTGGCTGTCTATCTATCTTAAAATTTCTTGTCTCACTACAGGTATAACTTGCAACACCCCCCGCTGTAGGATTTATATATAGAACAGCTGTATAGTACTCTGTATCATCTGTTATCCCCACCCCTGACCAACCACTAAGAGTATTCAAATATGAGGGAGATACATTTTGCATTATATACTTACCCACATACCCTGAAGAATCAAAATGACTTATTAAGTTGGCAACAGCAGGGTCTTGACCACAAGTTGTTCTCCAATCTCTGCAATTAACATAGTTTGAAGCTCCAGCATAAGTATAAGCTGTTATACGCATATGGAAATCACTAGCTATTATTCCTGTATTATCAGTTATAAATTTTTCTAAATAATATGATAACCACTCTGCTTCTTCATCCATCCTTACAAGTTTCATGGATTCATAAGGAGGAATTTCTATAGCTGAATTATTTGCATTTGGGCATAAAGAGAAAAATTTACCCCTACGATTGCTGGCAGAGGAATATGCCGCTGTATTTATTCTCCATAAATTAAGATTTCCATACCACCCCGTATATTGAGGAACGCTATTTATTATAGGATATGAGTAAGTATTTTTTCTTACATCATTAGTACCATCATCTGCAATTACTAAATTATTACTAGCTGTAGTTTCTTTTACTTCAAATCTAATTTGAACATCAATAAATCTAACAGACCCCTGAACAGATGTAAAAGGGTATAAATCATTCGTTGAATAATGACCTCCCATTTGATATGTGTCAGACATAGCTCCTTTTTTTATTGGAACTAAAGTATAAGATAGATAATTTTTTACAAGGGGAGCGATATCAACAGTAAAAGTATGGTAGTTAATAGCCGTGTCCCATGTACCTGATTGGGGATTTATACCTTCATTAGCTTTGTATGGTAAATCTCTTGATTTTCTTAATGTTCCAGCTAGCACCATATTAGTAGCTCCTGTTGAGTTATTTACAGTCCTAGAGTCATAATAATCTATACCAATATAAACATCAAACAAAGCGTTTACTAAATCTCCCCCTGTTAAAGCTGAATCTAATGAAGTGTTAGTTATTCTAGGAAGTGTACTACCCCATCCAATTTGATATACTAAAGGTTGATTACATGAAATTAGTCTAGCTTGGTCATTTTTAGTATATCCTGATGTAGCATATGTTCCGTAAGGGGTTTTTATTAGAGATACTGCTGCTACTCCTCCGTTTAAATTAACTGCCATATTTAATAAATTTTATATTTGTTATTCAAATAAGTTAGTACTTGTGATTTTTCAGTAGCATCAAGAGCTTTATCATATCCAATTATCTCCGCTATATTACCATCTAAAAACTCTATATTATCTGTTGCTAATTGCCCACATCCTATCTGAAATGGAGTTGTACTATAATTTGCTAATGTAAATGCACTAGTAACTTCTGTGTAACCACCTCCATTAATACTTATACTTATCTTATAATCATCAGGAGGGTCTGCTTGTAATTTACAACAGTATATAGCCCATTCATCTATATCAGCGGCTACAGTATTAGTAATCTCATCGCCGCCAGCTTTAGTGTACCCTATAATAGTAGATAACTTATATTTAATCGTACATATCGTTGTGTCCCCTCTATTCATACTAAACAATGTTTGAGTTGGAACTGCCGACTCATCATCACATTTAGAAACTATAAAGAAAGTCATTTCTCCTGAACTAAATGGAGAGTTAGCTATTGAGAGCATATTATCATCTGTCCCATCAAAAACTATTTGAGCTTTATCGGAAGGACCATCATATCCATATCTTAAAGGCTGAGTCTCACTATCAGTTTGTGATACATCACTACTTACATCTGATTGGTCTGCCCAAGCACTTACTTGTTTAGTTGGAATACTGAAAGTAACACTACTATCTGCTTTTAACCATAGTTTTAATTCTGTTATAGTGTTAGGATATAGAGATTTTGGAGTAAAACATCTTGTAAACATCCTCATATCAAATCTCATTGTTATTCTACATAACTTATCATTCTTATCATTTTTTATTCTATCTATCTGTACTGTTTCTTTATCTATATAAACTTCTGTTGGAGTAGGAGATTGATTAGTAGAAGGATTAACAATAGTTCCTCCCGAATAATTTATTAAAACATTATCTAACCATTCTAACGCTAAATCTTGTAGGTTATCCCATCTTTGTTGTAGCGTTACTGCATTTTGAGCAGCAGTTTGATAACTATTGTAAAACTCCATCTCTACATTATAATATTCCCATCCTTCATATATATCAGGCATCCTAGATGTAGGTGGGGTCATAACCATTAAGGGATAAATAGTATCGTGGTCTTGATTTACTTCTCCCTCATACTTAAAAGAGCTATCCCCATAAGTCCACTTACTTGTAGCTACAGTTATAAAATCTGTTAGTCTTGTGATAGCCATAATTCTTTATGTTTATTTTTTCTATTATATTTCTTTTTATTCAAATGTATTTTATTGCCAATCATACCATTTTTTCTGTCCTCTTGGATTTCTAACCATTTGACATATTCTTTTAATTTTTTCTTATCTTCTTCTGAAATTATCATGCTATTTTATTTGGATTCCTAATTTTATCATTAATTGCAGCTTCAAAATCTGTAGTAGCTGTTTGCCAACTCATATATGTTAATACTTTATATAGATTTGCGTCCTTCACTGAATCTATACTATTTTTGCCTCCTTTTGTAAACACCCCTTTCTCCGCTATGCTGTATAAACTATTTAACCAACCATAAGGTTTTATAAACTTTTTATACTCTCCTTCTGTTCTAACTCCACCTGTTGATGTAGTTCTACTTCCGAAGATATTTGAAAATGATTTATCAATTTCATGTTTTGTACGCTTAAAAAAAAACTGAACTCCCAAATGATATCCATTGTAAGTTTCTTAAATCTTTCTGTTTTTTTATCTATAATGTCCTCATCATATTCCTCTCCCGCTCTCCTACATAAAATTGCCATTTGCTCTGGTAAAACATCAAACGCTCCATGCTTCATACTCTCAATAGTCATATCTAACTGTGTCGATTCAATATAATCTCCAAAAGTGTTATCAAACATAGATTCTTTAGGGAAAAAGTATTTTTCTTCTTCAAACATAAACCCATCTATAGCTTTAGGTTCATATTCTTCTGTTACCTGTCCAATAAATTCCATAGCTCTACTAATACTATTTACATCACATCTTTGTAGAGTTTCATTATCAATTTTTGTTATATATTGAAAAATATCAGTATTCATCCTCAACATTTCAACTGTGCTAATTTTGGAGAAAGGTTTTTCTTTATCAAACTCCCCTTCTTTTAATTTAGCCTTATGTTTTTGCTCATGACTTTTTATTAAATCATACCAACCATACCAATATTCTAATGTAATATCTTTCCATTCTGTTGGAACTTCATATTTTTTGCCATCAATATCTAATGTTACCATTATATTTCCTTTAGTTTAACCTTAAATTCACTACTGATTCTATCTTCAGCATATATATCGTATGTCTCCCCAATTATTTGGGAAGTTTTTCTAAATAAATTTTTTTTCATTCTATCAATATCTTCTCTTAAATCATCTCTGTCTATCCCCGCTAAAAATCCAACCGCCGAAAACACTACTAAGTTTGGAATCATATATCTCCACTCTAACATTAAAGAATCTTGATTTTTATGGTCATCTCTAAATTCATTAGAATAACATATTATCATTTCTAAAATACCATTGAAATCTCCAAATTTACCAATATTTTCTTCCTCAGTTATGTAATAAATAGATGCCTTCACATTTCGGATATATTTATCCAATATTTTCTTGTGTTTTTTGTTGTCGCAGACAATATCTGTCATTTTAGGTAAAATTTGTTACAAAAATACTATATTAAATAATACAACCCACGAAAAAAAGGGAAATCACGAAAAATACACTATTTTACCTGTATTTGACCAAATTTCTCTATTTACTGCCATCACAAGACAATCTACCATGTCATCATGTCGTGCTGATGGAAATTTTACGCATTGTTGTATAAATTCTTCATTCCAATCCCCCTTCAACAAACTTACTCTCTCAGACTCTAAACTTGCACTTATATCTTGCACTCTTGCTACTTTATCTTTAGTTGGAGGTTTATCTTCCCTAACATTTAATCCTGTTTCTCTTTTTAAGGTTTGAACTATTGATTTACCAGACGCTTTTGGCTCTACATAAATTCTACTTCTATTTGTATATCCATTTAACTGCACCCACTGAGGTATGAATCTTATTAAATCAGGAAAGTCTTTATGAACATTTGTGCAATTTATAATCTGCCATTTATTATCAACATAAACATACGCTAATAATGCTGAGGGGTCGTTCTTCTGATTTTCAGTATATGCGGGGTCAATTATAAAATTCACTGTTACTCCACTTATATTTTTTGCATGCTCATCTATCTTAAACCAATTTCCTCTTATCAATCCTGAATTAAGGGGAGTTGGAGTTTGCATAAGTTGTCCTGCATATCCATAAGTCCCTAATGCCTCTTTATAATCTTGTAATATATCTCTACTAAATCTATCTGTCCAAAATAAATCATCTTCATCATAATATTCTCTTAAAGAAGCGGGTTTTACATCATCTGATAATTCTGCGGGTATGCAAATGTGTTTATATTTCAATCTTGTGTTTATTCCCCCAACTAAATATCCGCTCAAGTCATTTTCGTGTATTCTTTGCATAATAATTATTCTGACCCCTGTTAATGGATTATTTAATCTTGAGTAAAATGTTGTTCGGTACCACTCGTTCGCATTTTCCCTTTCCACTTCAGACGCAGCGTTTTTTGGGGAAACAGGGTCATCAATAATTAAGAAATCTGCTCCCTGTCCTGTAATGGTACCTCCAACAGATGTAGCTCTACGCATTCCCATATAATTATTCTCGTATCTAGCTTTTAAGTTTTGGTCTTTCTTAATATGAAACACATCTCCCCATCTTTCTCTATACCAATCACTCTGAATAACATCTCTTGATTTAGTTGCATGTTCTATAGAGAGGTCAGCAGAATAAGAAGCGGTAATAAATCTAAGTTTAGGGTCTCTTATCCAACACCAAACAGGAAATAGTACCGTAACGATTAAAGATTTTGTTGAACGGAAAGGAACATTAACAATAATGTCTTTCTTTTTTGGTTTCCCTTCAATAATTCTTTCAGCTTCCTCTTGTAATAAATTACATAAGTATTTATGATGCCAATTAGTTGATAAGGGTACAGCAGGCTCTACAATATGCCAAGACATCTTAAAAAATTCATAAAAAGACATCTCACATAATTTTTGCTCAATAGCAAACTTTATAATGTCATCATTATTCTTCGTTGTACTCATCTAATCTTTTTCTCAATTCATCAACAGATATATCATCATTAAAATCAACTTTGATTCTTTTTGAAGTATTATCTGTAATCTCAGATGATGAGAGTTTGGGAACTGTATAGTTCATTAATTTAGCAACAGCGTTTATATATGCTTCGGGGTCTTTATCAAATAATTTCTCCAAAGCTATTTTGATTTTTGTTGAATGTCCCTCTAAAGCCCAAGCTAAAGCATTTCTACTCATCGCAGTAGTTTTAGCTTTTCCCCTTGTCGGCTTAATATCCTCTATCTCTTTAGTTAAGGGAGGTAATTTTCTTGTTTGGGGTTTAATCACTTTTTCCCCTTTAACATTTTCCTTGATATTCTTCTCCATATCATCTATACTGCCATCTAATCTTAATCTTCTTCTTAATTCCTCTTTTTCTGTATCTTTCATAATCTTATATTTAATATTACAAATAAACAAAATATAATTATACCTATAACGAAATTTATAGAAATAATATAAAATTCACTTTATCTTTATCTTTTACTTTATATTGTTCTTTATCTATAAGGGTATTTAATACCCCTTAATTACCTTTTTTCTATATTTTTCGTAGTTGTTAAATTTCAATCCCCTAACTTGTGCTTACATTTGTATTACATTTGTATCTCCCAGAAAACATACTAACAATTCCTTATAACTTACTGATTATCTGTTTAATATGGATATAAAATTGAAATTCAAAATTTGACTTGTATGTGTAGAGGTTCAAGAAAGAGGAATCCAAAAATTGACGGAAATTGTAAAAAACTCCCTTTTTAAGTAAAAATACTCCCTTTTTTTAACAATTTGAAAGAAAATTAAAGAAAATATTAGTATTTTTTAAAGTTTTGTTCGTTTTTTTTGGCAAATCCAAATAAAAATCGCTAGTTTTTTAATACTATTCTTATAAATTCTTTAACTTTCTTTCTAAATTATTTAATTAGCTACAAAACGCAAGGAATAAAAAGGAAATTATTACAATAAATTTAATAGTTGCGCTTTCGTTTCTAAAGTTAAAAGTTTCTTTTCATAAGTAATCATTTTAGTTAATATTAGGTTAGTTTTTATATATCTAAGTCGTCGCGGTGGTGATACTCGCTTGTACAATTGTTATAAATTGCATCAGATTGCAAAATACTTTCTCCTCTATCTTCACAATAAACTGAGCAATCATCGCAAACTTCCATATCTGCCGAATCAATATAAGTAATATAATCAGGGCTCACTTCGCATCCACATTCATCACAATGTCGTATGTTCTCGCTTGCTTCTCCGCTTACGTTATCTAGTTTCAAAATGTCGCTGTCGCTGCTTTGGTCGTTGCTTAATGTTTGGTCATATGTATTAAAATAATTGTAAGTATCGCAATAAGGATAGTAATCGTAAGAATCTCTTTTTACTTCTACATCAAAGAAGGGCGAACTATTGCCGAAAATTTCTTTTGTTGTGTTCTGTTCTGCTATTACTTTTCTTTTTATATCATACCAATTAAAGCAATTTGCAAATTTAATATTGTTGTCTGCTGTTTTAATATCTATCTTATAATATTTGTGTATCTCATTAAACATTTGCGTTTGCGTTTCTGCTCGGTGGTCTTGTGTCTTTGTGTAAATTCTATCAATAAAAATTTCAGTTGGTTTCATCTTCTTGCGTCTGTCAATATCTTCAGTTGCTTTATCTATCCAAACTAAAGAACGCGCTATAATCTCGTTACCTTGTGTTAAGATTGCCATCTTTAAAGTATTAACATCTGTATTAATATCGTTGTAAATTTCAAAATATTGCTTCGGCTTTCCCTGCATACATGAAGAATTAATATCGCTTTTCTCTTTTATGTGTAGCCCTTCTATTTTGCCGATATTGAAGGGCTCGCTGTTGTGCTCTTTATTGTGTTTATGGTTATAAATTTGCGGTATATGTTCCGCATCTAATATATGAAAAGTCTTTGGCAATAACATATTTGCGGCGGCTGTTGCTTCCGTTACAATGTTATTAAATTGTTCTAATTGCTCGGTGCTTATTCCATCAGTTAAAAAGTAATTATTTGCAAACTTTCGTAAAGTGCAGGCGCTGTAATATTTGTTGCGCTGTTCTGTTGTTGGCTCGGTTATTGTTATACCTGCATGTTCTATCAATTTAAGAATTTTCTCTTTTTTAATATAAGATATTTTCAAAGGGTTGCAAACGGCGTTTGCTATCGTATCAATACAAACATTAAATTTATCGTTTGTTGGTATGTTGTGAATCGTTTGTAAGTCTCTTAACATCTTTATTGATATTGTTTTGAATTCTGAATTTTCTTTATACATTTTTTTTAGTTTTTAAGGGTTTATAAATTTATTATTTTTTAAAGTCAATTTCATTGTGCATATATTGCATTTCATGATTTATATTTTTTAATATAACATTGTAAGAATCTTCTCCGTTTCTGTTGTAGTTGTAAACTCTTACATATTCAATTAAAAGCAATAACCAAGTTTGTTTTTTGCTGTGTTTTACTCTGCAAATAAATTTGTTAAAATTATCATATTTTGGCGATGCTATTTTATTGTGTATCTCTGTAGCTAGCTCTTCAAACGCATCTATATTCATGCTTATCTTTTTTCCGTTATTAACGGCGGTTGTGGGTAGTAAGTTATGCAATTTATCATTTAAAAATAAACCCGCTACTTTTTCA